TCAGGTTCTTCAGGTTCTTCAGGTAATACAGGAGCTGCAGGCTCTTCAGGTACTTCAGGCTCTTCAGGTAACTCAGGTTCTTCAGGTTCCTCAGGTACATCAGGACTAACAGGAGCTGCAGGTTCTTCAGGAACAAGTGGTAACTCAGGTTCTTCAGGTTCATCCGGTACTTCAGGAACTTCAGGAGCAGATGGTACTTCAGGTAACTCAGGTTCATCAGGAACAAGTGGTTCCTCAGGTGTATCAGGCTCTTCAGGTACTTCAGGTTCTTCAGGTAATTCTGGTTCATCCGGTACATCCGGTAACTCAGGTTCTTCAGGAACTTCAGGAGTTTCAGGTTCATCAGGAACAAGTGGTTCTGCAACTATTGCAAATTTAGGTAATAACAGAATTACCACATCAACGGGTACACAGGGTGCATTAAATGCAGAAGCTAATTTAACATTTGATGGTAATCAATTAACAGTAAATGGGTCAGGTAGCACACTTTTTGATATTAATGGGTCACAAGGTCAATTATTCTCAGTAACTGACGACTTAACAGGAACAGTATTTGCCGCATCTGATATTTCAGGTGTTCCAATTCTATCTGTAAGTGGTTCAGGTTTAACTATGATTGATGGGGATTTAAGAATACCTAATTTACCAACTGGTACTAGTACCAAGGTATTAACAGTAGATTCAAGTGGTAATGTAGAAACAAAAATTAATGCCGCATCAAGTGGTACATCAGGTAATTCTGGTTCTTCAGGTACAAGTGGTTCTTCAGGTAACTCAGGTTCTTCAGGTACAAGTGGTTCTTCAGGTACATCAGGTTCTTCAGGTAACTCAGGTTCATCAGGAACTTCAGGTTCATCAGGTAATTCAGGAGCTGCAGGTTCTTCAGGTACTTCAGGTAACTCAGGCTCATCAGGAACTTCAGGTAACTCAGGTTCCTCAGGAACAAGTGGTACGGCAACAATAACAAATTTAGGTGATGATAGAGTTACAACATCTACTGGTACACAAGGACAATTAAATGCCGAATCAGGAATGACATTTAATTCTAGCAACTTCCGTCTTAAAATAGGTAGTGGAGGTGGAACTACTGGAAATTTTTCCTCAGTTACCGGAGGTAATACTAATTGTATCGTTTCTACATGTTCTCATATAGGAGGAGGTAATTCTAATTGTGTTAAAGCTACACAAAACTATAGAAGTGTAATTGGTGGTGGTAGTTCTAATTGTATTTGCGTTACTGGTACTAATATAGGACATAATGCAACAATAGGTGGTGGTAACGGAAATAGAATAAGATCAGCAGCCTTTAGTTTTATAGGTGGTGGTAATAATAATAATGTAAATGGTACTGGTACGAGTTCATGCTCTGCTGTCATTGGTGGTGGTTCTACAAATACAATAAATTTTTCATGTTGTAGTGTTATAACTGGTGGATTTTCAAACGGAATAGGATCAGCATGTTTTACTTTTATAGGTGGAGGACGTAATAATTGTATTGATAGAGCTTGCCAGTCAGGTATTTTAGGTGGGTGTGGTAATAAGATTTGTACTGGCCACCATAAGTCTATGATTATAGGAAATAATCTAGTAACTTGTACTAGCTGTACAACGTATGTTAATAATTTACGTGTTAACGGTAATATATCAAAATCCGGTGGTTCATTTTCTATAGATCACCCTAACCCTGCAAAGACAAAAACCCACAGACTAGTCCATGGTTTTGTTGAATCTGCAACTGCTGGAGATAACATATATAGGTTTGTAGTTGAAATTAAAAATTTAAAAGCAATAATTAAACTACCAGATTATTATAAATATTTAAACGAAGACGATCAAATTTGGGTTAACAGTAAAGACCATTTTGGTATGGCATATGGTAAAATAAATAAAAAACAATCTGAACTAACTATATTTTCTAATAAAGATGGGTTTTATAACGTATTATTAATAGGTACTAGAAAAGATGAATATGTTAAGAAATATTGGAATGGTGTAGAGCCTTTAAAATCAAAAGGTGAATTAGCTGCAGATAAAGAAGAAAGACTAGGAACATCTGAATAGTTATTGTACATTAATGGGATGAAATTATGTATAATCACAAATCATCTTAATAATAATTATATAAATGATTCATTAATCCATGACCGGTTAATTACAACTCTAGGCTTAACACCTAAAGATGTATTTAACCCGTCAGACCCCAATAGTGCATATCAGGTTAATAAGGAATATACTCATGCTTTAATACTTTTAGATTATAGAGCTTCTAGTTTACACATACAAAAAACCTACTTATCAGAAATTAAAATCCCAAGGGTTTTTATAGTTGATAGTGTGCCACAAGTACATAAGGACCTAGATACCTTTTTTTCTAATAATATATTACAAATAACAAATTCCCATTTATCTATTCTACCTAAAGACCAACAGTTTTTTCTATATAATGAATACGCTGATGCCTTAATTTTTTACAACCAAGGAGACATTAAGGTATTTGATTCATTTTACCCCTTAACTAGACCCATTCCTATAACTGTAATCCCCCCCTCTTTAGGTAATAAAGATGACATCCAAGTAAATTTTAATACCTTTCTTCCCAATAAAAATATAGGGTTTAATGGTAGTCCTTCTTTTGGTAATGGTTTATTTAATGCCTCAACTACTTTATCACATATACCCACATATAGTTTAAATATATATGGCAATCACGGTAGAGCTGACATCCCAAATGAAATATTAATGAACTATATGACTGATCTTAATTCTAACGTTAAACATTGGGGTATACTAAAAAACCAATTAAAGTTTTTTCAAGAAAATCACATATATTACGGTGCTTCACAGTACGATTCTTTTAATTATTTTACTTTTACAAGCATATTAAATGGTATGGTACCTCTATTATCATCACAATCAAAATCCTCAGAATTCTTCCCAGATTACCCCTTTATAGTTGATATAAATTCAGAAAAACAAATACCAAATATGGTATTAAAAATTTCTAATACTCCTGATTATCAATTAAAGGATATTTTAAACACTGCTGTAAATAAACTAAAACATTTAAATTACCAAAATTCTCAAGAACAATACTATAACTTTTTAAATTCCTTATAATATGAACCAAAAACTTTCCACTTTAGGTTTTGATAAAATATATGTTATAAACTTAAAAAAAAGATCAGATAGAAAGAAAAAATTAAAAAAAGACTTCCCTGGTGTAGATTTTACGTTTATTGAAGCTATAGATGGGGATGAACTTGATTTAGACACATTAATAAAAAATAAAACTATAAACTCCTCTTTTTATGACCCTGCTGGGTTACTTACTATGGGAATATTAGCTTGTGCCCTATCACATATGAAAGCATGGAACCAGGCTTTATCAGACGATGTAGAAAATGCTTTATTTTTAGAAGATGATGTTTTTTTAATTGATCCCTGTGTAAAAGATAAACAATATACCCCTCTATATAAAAGTATTATAGATGAGATAAATGGGTTAGATTGGGATATAATACAGTTAGGTAAACAAAAACAACACAATAGGGGGATTAATATAGGAAATCATTTAATCATCCCTCGCAAGGGATCTAATTTTAATGGCGCCCATTCATATGTTGTAAAAAAAGAAACAATAAAGTTCCTATTAAATAATGTCTTACCCATTAAATATGCAGCAGATGTTTATTTAGATCAAATATCGCACCCCCTTAATAATTTTACATTAAAAACTAGTTTATTTAGACAACACTCGGATATGGGAGATGCTACTTTCTCAGATTCAGATACCTACTTTAATAAGTATAGAGAAGGTGGGGGTAATGTTGGTATTTCATTTGATCAAGAGGGTAATATTTTAAATAAAAAAATAGCACATTATGTGAAACACCCTAAAGATTTACTTTATGGGTATCCAGAAATGGTACTAACTCCTCCTAAATTTAGCAAACAACTTATAACCTATCCTAATCAAGTTAATACCCGTCTATTTAGTATAATGGATATGTTAAAAATATTAGAACATAATTTAAAACCAAATTCTAAAATGGTTGAAATAAATAGCCACTTAGGTGAAGCTACTTTCTTTTTTGGTTGTAGTGGGTTATTTTCTAACATTTATGCCATTGACCCCCTTAAAGGAGAGGATAAATTCAATATAGATAATGGCATAACCTGGGAAGATGTTAAATCAGGCTTCCATTGTAGTACCTACTTATACAAAAATATAAACCACATACAAAATTACCCTAAAGATGTTGTTAATTCATTTAAGGATATTTCTTTCTTATATATAAATAATAGAAAAAAAGAGGATATAACTGATCTTATAAAAATATACAGTACTATCCTAAATCCATCAGCATATATAGGAGGAAGTAATATTGAAGATAAACTATTAGGGTCAACCGTATTCAAAGATGGTAGTTGGTTGGCTAAAACAGAAAATACATATTTATAATAAAATAAAATATAATGACACATACCTGGAAAATTACAGAAGCAGAAAGATTAACATCTAATGGAGTAGTAACAAATGTGAATTTTAACTGCACCTCAGAACACAACGAAATTGAGTATAGTTATTTTGGAGAATTAACCCTGGGTTCAATTGATGTCTCTTCCTCAGATTTTGTAGTTTATGGTGAATTAACTCAAGATTTAATTTTATCTTGGGTATTTGAAAACTTTAACCAAACCGATATAGAAACTCAAAACTCATCTTCTATAAATGAGGACCATAAATTCCTAGCTACTCAAATCCCAACTAGTAATGGTCTTCCTTGGGAAGAAAATTAGGATTATTTAATTTTATTTTGTATATTAGGGTTTTAATTAAATTTAGTTATAAATGAACATCATATTTCAAATAGAAGGTGGTCTTGGTAAATCTATCATGGCTACCGCAATAGTAAAAGTAATAAAAAAACGTTATAAAAATGCTAATTTAATAATAGTAACTGCTTTCCCTGATGTATTTCTAAATAACCCAAATGTTTTTGAGGTACATTCTATAGACCAAATAAACGGTTTATATCTTAGCCGTATTAAAGATCAAAAATGTAAGGTATTTGCTGCTGACCCTTATAAAGATAGTGATTTTATTACTGAAGCACCTACACACCTACTTAAAACATGGTGTAAAATTTATGGTTTAAGCTATAATGGCGAACAACCCCAAATATACTTAACCCAGCCTGAAAAAGATTACTTTACCCCCTTCTACCAAACAGATAAACCTATCCTAGTTATACACCCCAATGGAGGACCAGAAGGTTTAGGATATCAATATTCATGGACACGAGATATCCCAACATTTAATATAAAAGAAATAATAGAACATTACAAATCATCCCATACTATAATCCACATTAAAAGGGAGGATCAAATAGTATATGAAGATACCTTACAGGCTTTAGATGGATTTAGAAGTATAGCTATATTACTTCAACTATCAGATAAAAGACTATTAATAGACTCCTTTTCACAACATATGGCTGCGTCCTTAAATTTAAAATCTACGGTATGTTGGGTATCAACAAAACCTGAGGTGTTTGGTTATAAATTACATAATAACATAAAAGCAGAATCTTTTACTAAGGAACCAGATTTAACTTCTGCTGTGTATAACCCATTCCATTTAGCACAAGACATTCACTCTATACCTTATAATGATTTAAGTGAGGTATTTGCTACTAAAAATATTATACATTCTCTTAATAACTAAAAATGCAAGAAACCAATACTAAAATTTATGGTCATAGTAGTTATATAGGGACTACAGGGTATAATAATCATACTAGAGATTTTTTTAGAGAACTCTCAAAAATTTACGAATTTAAAGTTAGAAATTTTACTGTGCCTATTAACTGGCATGGTATGGAGGATGAACCCTTTAATGACGAATATTATTTAAATGAGGGGGATAAAAAATTATTAACTAATCAAACCCTTATGAATTCAGATAATGGGAATGAACTAGTAGATTATGATATATACCAAAACCATCCTAATGATTTTAACCACAATTTAAATATAGTTTTAGCCGAAGTAAATCATTATTACTTCTATCAACAATACCAGGGTCCTAAAATTGCATTCACTGTTTGGGAAACAACTCGATACCCAAAAAGTTTCTTTAATGCCCTAAATGAATTTAACCAAGTATGGGTTCCATCAAAGTGGCAACGAGAATGTTCTATAGAACAAGGGATGGATCCAAATAAAATAAAAGTAGTTCCTGAAGCAGTAGATGGAAATACCTTTTTCCCTAATGAAAAAGTTTCCTTACCCGAATACGAAGATAATAGATTTAAATTTGTAATATTTGGTAGATGGGATTTTAGAAAATCAACAAAAGAATTAATCGAATCATTCCTTCAGGAATTTGGTAAAGACGAACCAGTAGACTTAGTACTTTCTATTGACAACCAGTATGCTAGCGACGGTTTTAAAACTACAGAAGAAAGACTAGAACATTATAATTTAATGGATTCTAGAATAAAGATAAAACATTTTCCTACTAGGGAAGAATATATAAAATACTTACAAAAAGGTCATGTGTTTTTATCTTGTGCTCGTTCCGAAGGTTGGAATCTTCCTTTAATTGAAGCTATGGCGTGTGGTACTCCTTCAATATATTCTAACTGTAGTGCCCAACTAGAATTTGCTGTAGGTAAGGGCTTACCTGTAAGAATAAAAGACACAATACCTGCAGTTTCAGGTGAATATAGTACTTATTCTCAATCAGAAATGCCTGGGAATTTTTATGTACCTGATTATGAGCATTTAAAAGAAATAATGAGGGATGCCTATGAAAATTATGATTATCATAAAAAACAGGCATTAAAGGAATCAATTTTAATCAGAAATGAATTTACTTGGAAAAAAGCGGCTCAGATTGCGTACAACGAAATAGAGGATCTGATGGTTAATCTCCCAAAAAATAAAATAGAAATTAGTTTTAATCTTGGCCCTAAAGTAGAAATTAAAGGGGCAGTTGATAAAGAGTATTTTGTAGAATTTATAGATAGTTCAACAAATATGGTTTTACATAGTGCTACTATTAATAATAATATGTGGACCAAATGTAATAAATCATACCACATCCCTTGGATAATAAAATTAGATGGTGAAATAATCCATAATTTTAATTTAAAAGGCAAAACCGTTAGAATATCTTTAGATTCTAAATCTTTAGGAGATACTTTAGCCTGGGCACCTCAAGTTGTAGAATTTAAAAATAAATACGAATGTGAGGTAATAGCTAGTACCTTTAACAATAAGTGGTTTGAAGGTTTAGAAGCATATAAAGATATAACTTTTGTATCTCCGAATTCAAATTCTCAATCTTATGCCCATTTCCACATAGGGTGGTTTAAAGACAAAAACGGTAATTGGGATAATAACATAAATAATCCAACACCCCCAAATACTATACCTTTAATACAAACAGCAACCGATATTTTAAGACTTCCATTTTCTCCTATAAATCATGGTATATCTTTTACCCCAAAAAAACGACCAATTAAAGATAAATACATATGTATAGGTCCTCAAGCAACAGCGGGATTAAAAGAATGGCCCCATTCTTCATGGGTTCAGTTAACAAAACTCCTCCAATCTAAGGGGTATAAAGTAGTAAGTTTATCCCAATGTGGGTTTAATAATAGTAAAGTTATAGACAAAATAAACTTACCCTTTGATGAGTTATTTAATTATATCCATCACGCAGATTTATTTATAGGTTTAGGCTCTGGTTTATCTTGGATTAACTGGGCATTAGAAAAATACACCCTTATGATCAATAATTTTGTTCCTTTAGGATATGACGTACCTAATAATATAACAAAAATAGAAAATCATGACGTTTGTAATAACTGTTGGGTTAGTAAAGAATACACTTTTGATCCCGGAGATTGGGATTGGTGTCCTGTAAATAAAGGTACAAAAGACCAACATATATGCCAAAAATCAATTAAAGCAAAACAAGTTTTTAAAGAAGCTCTAAAAATTTTAGAGTCTAAAAAAAAAACTAAATTTGCATGGATAACCGGAGGTGATAAGGCTTACCTGTCTATGATAGAAGTATTAGCTAAAAGCCTACTACTACACTCAGAACATAAACTTATAGTATATGGTTTTAATTGTGATTCCAATATTAACTTACCTAATGTTATTAATAGGAGAATTGATTTCCCCCCTAAAGTATCAACCCTCCTTTCACATGAAGACCCAGATTTAATTAATAAAGACTACTCTATTTATTTTGCTAAATTCTTAGCTTCTTTAGATTCCTTAAACGAGGATTTTGAAAAATTTGCCTGGGTTGATGGGGATGCCTTTGTTACTGAACATATAGATACATCATTACAATACTTACCAGGTTTAAAGGATTATCCTTTATTTATGAAGTACTTCCACGCAGACATTAATCAATGGAGGTATTATAACGATACAAAATTAGAAGGAAAATATGGTAATGAATTATCTTCTATTAAGGGTATAAAAAGAAACCCGAATAATAAATTAATAGCTACTGGTTTTTACTTTTATGATGTTAAAAGTATATCTTTTTTTAAAAAATGCTTAAAATGGAATAAAGATTTAAACACCCACAGTATTAAAGATTATGTAGATGACAATGCTTTTTCTGAGGAAAGAGTAGCTAATAACATATTATGGGAAGAAAATAAAACTCTAGATTTACCCATTACTTGGAATAATTATTATAGCTCAAAAGATGAGACATTAGTTGATTCCTATTTCTTAAAACAAGGATTTGATGTAATGTATGATAAATTAACATTACAGCCCTATTTTATACATGGGCCTGACCCCTCTGTACAACCAAAAGATTCAAATACTCTACTAAAGGCATTTAAAGAATATAATACTACCAAATTAATGATAGTAGCACACCCGGATGATGAGTTAATATTCGGCGGAGCAGAATTAATTAAACATGGACCCGAATATAGAGTAGTCTGCCTTACTAATAACGCAAATGACATTAGAAAATCAGAATTTAAATCCGTAATGGAAAAACTTAATGTTGGTTCTTGGGAAATGTTAGATTATGAAGATACTTTAGAACCTACAGAAAAATATGATCTAAGTCATATACTTAATTTTAAATCCTGGGAAAAAATAGTTACCCATAACCCTATAGGTGAATATGGTCACCCACAACATAAATTAGTATTTGATACTGTACTTAATTTTACTAATGATTTTTATGTATTTGGTAAATCTATGCAAAAATTAGACCAAAATACCTTGGATATTAAAAATAATCTACTTACATTATACGCATCGGAAGAACCCATTATAAGCCAATTACTAACTAATAATGAGGGTTGGTTTAAAAGTAATAATCCTTTTACTAACTATATTGAACACGAGTGTATTGAAAAGTACGATATTAATAAAAATAAAGATAACTATATAGAGTGTTATGGAAAATAAACAACGATGTTTTTTAGTTACTGCCTACTGTAATACTCCTGTAAAACAAAAGGCATTAAATGATACTTTAAGAAATCTTAAAAAATATAACACGGATATTATTTTATTTTCTCATTACCCAATTGAAAAAGAGGTTTATGATTTAACTGAATATTCTATATATGATTATAGTAACCCAATATACGAAAATGACGGTGCCCGTTCTATGGTAAATTGGAGTAAAAAAATAATTAATAATATACCCTTTAAGTTTAACACTCATGCACTTGATTATGGATATGCTGCTGCTCAACAAATTAAAAGAGGTTTATTATTTGCTCATGAATTAGGTTATGAAGAAGCATTTGTATTAAACTATGATTTAGAGGTATATGATAAGATGGTAGATGATTTTGATGAACTTATATCAAAACATGATAGTGTCCTTCCTATGTTTGGGAGTTCTAAAGGAATGTATATGGCCTGGTTTGCTTTAAAGATAAAACCCTTCCTTAATAACTTAAAATCAATATCTAAAGAAGATTATATGAAATTTATAGGGGAGGGAATTGTTGAGGAATACCTGTACTCTAAACTAAAAGGAAAAAATAGTAAATCTATCCCTAGATTAGAATGGGAAGGCCCAGACCCATTAAACGGAATAATAAAAACCACCATTGTAATGGAGGGAAATGTTACTGATAGGTTTAAAGGGGAGGATTATGAATGGTTTATAGGACATGAAGTTCTTTATATAAGGGGAGAAAGAAAAGACACAAATAAACAACTATTAACCTTGTGGAATATTAATACAGATTTAGATATTGAAATTTGGATTGAAAAGAAATTATTTCTCAAATCTACTATACCCAAGGAATCTACATATCATATAATCCAGTTACCCATAAACCATTCTCAATTTATAAAAGATCATAAGTTTATAAAAATTGTTATTAATGGTTGGGAAATCCCAACTAACTTACTTACATTAAACCTAATATCATCAATAGAAATAGGATTTTATGAATAATAATTTAGCTTGTATATTAAGTCATTGCGACAATAATGAAAAACTAATCGCCTTAGAAAACAATATTAAAACCCTAAAAGAATGTGGGTTTGATGTGTTGTTAGCATCACATATCCCATTATGTGAAAAAATAACCTCCTCCGTAAATTATTTTATTTATGATAAAAGTAACCCTATACTACAATTCCCGGAAAAAGCCTTAGTATATTGGAAATCTATCCTTATTGGCGATACCTTTACTAGTTTAGATGAATTACTCCCGGATTATGGTTTTACCCCCTATAATCAAATAAAAAAAATAGGTGCCTTTTGTAAAGAATTAGAATATGATAATTTTACATTTATTAATTATGATATTAAAATAACCCCTAATATGATTGAAGAATTTTCAAACATTAAAGGTAATATAGTAAGTAAGGTTAAATGGGAAAAAGACTATAATGAATATTCTCCATCCCTACTTTTATTCTCTCTTACTAGAGAAGATTTTTATAAAATCACCTCCTCCATAGATAGGAAGGACTATATTGCCAAAACTAACTTTTTGATATCAGGGGATACAACCCCACCTGAAGCCTATTTAAAATATTTATTAAAAGATATTGAATACAATGTATATAAAGAAGTTGTAAAGGATACTTTAGATTTTAATTTCATGAAAGATACCCATTTATGGGATTTTAATACAGAAAATGTCTATTTTAGTTTGTTTTTTGATAAAAGTTTTATTATATTATATGGGTTAATGGGAAATATAAAATTTAACATTGATGGTGAAGACATAATGATTAACAAAAATACTAAACTTAAAAAACCAATGACTTCCTTTAGCTATTATGATTCCAATAATAAACTAGTAAATATAAATCATCTGTTAATTACGGATAGACCAACTGCGATATCTTATTAATAATAAAAAATTATGACTAAAAGGAATAAATGTGCGTGTTGTAGTGGGAAGAAGTTTAATACCTTGTATGACTTTGGAGAAATACCCTTAGCTGGTAGTTTCCCATTGGAACAAGATAAAGATAAAATTACACGCTATCCCCTAGCTATTATAACATGCTCTAATTGTAAATTAGTACAAACAGATACCTTAATAGAACCTGAGGTTTTATTTAAAGACTATAGGTATGTTTCCTCTGTCGGTATGCAAAAACATTTTAATCAATATGCAGATTGGTTAATAAATGAAGAAAACATCACCCCAGATTCACAAATATTAGAATTTGGGTGCAATGATGGTCCTTTATTAGATGCCCTAAATCAAAAAGGAATACGTAATACTATAGGAATTGATCCTGCTACTAATATAGTAAAGTTAGGTAGAAAAAAAGGATTAAATCTAATTAATGATTTTTTTAATTATGATTTTGTTAATAACCTTAATTGGGATAATAAATTTGATTACATTCTAGCAAGTAATACCTTTGCACATATCACAGACATAAATTCAGTTGTAAAAGCAGTTGAGTTTTCTTTAAAAGAAGACGGTAAATTTATATTTGAGGTACAATATTTAGTTGATTTAGTAGATAAATTCCAATTTGATTTTATGTATCATGAACATTTATATTACTATACTTTAACTAGCTTAAAACATTTATTAGCAAACCATGGATTAACAATAATTGATTTTACCAGAATTCCCATACATTCCGGATCTATTAGGGTAACAGCAACTAAGGATAAATCATTAATACCTAGTAAAAAAATTGAAGAGTTAATAGAATCTGAAAAGGATTATCATAGTTTGTGTAATTTTACTTCATCCATTGAAAAATCCCTAAGTGAATTAAAACAATTCCTAAAAGATAATAATGATAAAAAAATAATAGGGTATGGTGCCTCAGGTAGAGCTAATACTGTAATAGGAACATTAGACCTAGATAGTAACGATATTAAATATATAATAGATGAATCCCCAGAAAGATATAATCGATTTACATCTAATGGAAAAATTAAAATATTACCACCTGAATCAATTGAGGAAGATGTTGATTACATCTTAATTTTTGCCTGGAATTTTTCTAATATGATTATTGATAAAACAAAACATTTAGGTATCCCGTATGTAATTCCATTTCCTAATTTAAAACTTATTAAATGAAAAAAATAGTATTAATAAGTACTTTTTGTGATACTAAGGAAAAAATAGATATATTATTAGAAAATATAAAAATTTTTAAAAGTAAGAAATTAGATGTTATGTGTTTATCACCTAATTTTATTAAAATGTCTAATGAAGTAATTGACGCAAGTGATTTTGTATTTTATACTAAAGAAAACCCATTATTGGGTGGTGGGTTTTATAAATGGTGGAGCATTCCAGTAAATGGTCAGCAGGTTAAAATGTTTCATACAATGGATGACTATGGTTGGGCCGCATTATATCAAACTAAAAAATTAGCAGAAATTGCTCTAACTTTTGATTATGATATTTTTTACAACACAATATATGATATTATACTGGATGATAAACTATTAGCAGATATTGATAGTAATGAAATTAATTATATAAACCCTAAACGTGATCATGATGACCCTGAAATTATATGGGATTGTTCCTTACATTTTATGGTATTTGATAGGGAATTGATGAGAAAAGTTGCAGATGAGATTACTCTTGATGAATATTTAAAACCTTCAGATAATCAAATTGCTGAAGGTGAAGTATTAAAATGGAGGAAGAAATTTAATATCCCTTCAAAGGGGTGCCTTGTAGATGACTCAATAAACATTAAGGATGTTGAAAATGATTTCTTTAATTATTTAAATTATAAGGATTTTAAGTTTTTTGTAAATAAAGAAAATAGTAATATTAAAATGTTATTTCATCATATTGAATTTAATAGAGAAATAAATGTTGAAATTAATAACACACATTTTGTATACTCCCTTAAAGCGGGTATCAATCAATTAATTACATTAGATATAAATTGTAACGATATATATAGCTTTAATATAAAGGTAGATGGTAAACATGTAAATTATATGGAAAATTATAATAAATTACAAATAGCAAAAATTGAAGGGTAGTACAATTAAACTTATAAGACAAATAGGATGAAAAACAAAAAAATATTTATAACAGGTGGAGCTGGTTATTTAGGATCACATTTAGTGGAACGTTATTATAAGGATAATGAAATTACAGTGTATTCAAGGGACGAAGCTAAACATTATTATTTAAAAAAACGATTTCCTAACATTAAATGTATTATAGGGGACATTAGAAATTTTGACTTATTAACTAGATCCGCTTTTGGGCATGATATAGGAATATTTGCTGCTTCTTTAAAACAAATAGGTGCTGTAGATCAAAACGTTGAGGAGTCAGTTAAAGTATTAATTAATGGTGCTCTAAATTCAAGAAGAGCAGCCGAAGATAATAATTTTGAAGCAGCTTGTTTTATATCTTCAGATAAATCTAGATCCGCTACAACGTTATACGGCGCGATGAAATTTGTGGCTGGTGAGTCATTCATAGTTAATGCCGAAGACTCTAATGTGCGTTTATCTACCGCGATATATGGCAATGTTTTGAATTCTACGGGCAGTATAATACCACTAATTTGGGATTCTATTGATAAAAAATATATCCTTACATTATATTCTAAAGAAATGACTCGTTTCATGATCGAAATAGAAGAAGCTATGGATTTAATTGAAACTGGACTTGGAGTTAGTGGGTTTAATGTTATACCTAATTTAAAGTCATTTAAAGTTAAAGATTTATTTGAAATATTTGCAGAAGAATTTGGGTTAATATATAGATTTGGTAAACCAAGAATATCTGAAAAAATACATGAAATGATGGTGTCTAAAGAAGAAGCACCTAGAACCCATCTCCAGGATGGTACAATATATATGCATTATAAAGAAATATACAATGATGACGTATTTGAAGAGTTTACTAGTAATAGTGTAGTATTATCTAAAACCGAATTAAAAGAAATGTTAAAATCATTTAACTATTTTAAACCATTAAATAATAATAAATAAATAAAACTAAAAATTATGAGCACAAAAATTAAATTATCCGAGGAAGAATTAAAACAATTAAGAGATTTTCAAGATAAACAACAAGTACTTACCCTTAATTTAGGTAGTGTAGACATCCAAAAAGCAATGTTAGAAGGCCAGAGAAGTACAATATTAGATAAATTTGCTGATTTACAGGAAGAATCTAATAAAACAGCTAAGTCTTTACAAGATAAATATGGTGACGGTAGCATCAATTTAGAAAGTGGAGAGTTTACTCTATCAAAATAGTTTTTTGAAGAAAAATTTAATATTTATAATAAAACAATATTAAAAATAATATAATAAGATGGCAGAAACATTAATATCTCCTGGAGTATTAGCAAGAGAAAACGATCAATCCTTTGTTACCGCTCAACCAACTGTTAGAGGCGCAGCTATTATAGGACCTTCAGTAAAGGGCCCTGTAGAAAGACCTATTTTAATCAGCTCATATAGTTCTTACCAAAATATTTTTGGTGGTGTTTTAGAAAGTGGGTCGGGTCAATTTACTTACCTAACTTCAATTGCTGCAAATCAATACTTCCAAAATGGAGGTAATTCATTGTTAGTGACACGTGTAGTTTCTTCGTCCGCAAATTGGACATCAGCTACTAGTTCATTAATTCCAGCAATATCAGCATCAGCAAGCACATTTGTGTTAGAAACAATATCAGAAGGAGAAATAATGAATAGTAATGGTCCAACAGGGTCAAATAATACATTAATATCCGGATCATCTGATAATATTAGATGGGAAATTGCAAGTTCAAATACATCTTCAGGTGTGTTTTCATTATTAATTAGAAGAGGAAATGATACTCAAAATAATAAAGTTATTTTAGAGAGCTTTAATAATATTTCATTAGATCCATTTTCTCCAAATTATATTTCAAGAGCAATTGGTGACGTAACAACAAATATTGCTTCAGGTGATGGTTCAACATATTTACAAGAATCAGGATCTTTCCCAAATATCTCTTCTTATGTAAGAGTAAAAGAAGTAAACCTTGCAACCCCATATTATTTTAATAACGATGGTTCTGCTAAATTAGAATTTACTGGTAGTATACCAGCAATAGGATCCGGTAGTGTTCAGGGTAATTTTGGTTCTGGAGTTGGAAGTAACATTCCATCAGTAGGAACAAGAGCAAATTTTTATGGAGATATTGGAACATCAACACAAGGTTTAGTTGGAGCAGATTATAATAGTGCAATAGCTTTATTAGCAAATCAAGATGCTTACCAATACAATGTAATCTCAGCACCCGGTTTATTAACTAGCAAACATACCGCACAAACTACGGCTTTAATGCAAAATGCAATTTCACGTGGTGATAATATTGCTGTAGTAGATACTGTAGAATTAGGTTCAAATATTGGATCTGTAATAACTCAAGCAGCTGGAGTTGATAATAGTTATACATCTACTTATTGGCCCTGGTTACAAACAGTTGATCCAAACACTGGAATGTTAGTTTATATACCAGCATCAACTTTTATTCCTGGAATATATGCATTTACAGATGCTTCAAGTGATCCATGGTTCGCACCAGCAGGTATTACTAGAGGAGGAATGGGACAAGTAGTAAGAGCTGAAAGAAAATTAACTTCTGCAAATAGAGATACTCTATATGAAGCTAATGTTAACCCAATAGCTACTTTCCCTAATCAGGGTGTTGTAGTATTTGGTCAGAAAACATTACAAAAAGCAGCTTCAGCACTTGATAGAATTAATGTACGTAGATTGTTAATCACACTTAAAGATTACATATCTCAAATTGCTGACAATTTAGTATTTGAACAAAATACGATTGCAACAAGACAAAATTTCTTAACTCAAGTGAATCCATATTTAGAAAATGTTCAACAAAGACAAGGATTATATGCCTTTAAAGTTGTAATGGACGAATCTAATAACACACCTGATGTAATAGATAGAAATGAATTAATAGGACAGTTATTCTTACAGCCAACTAAAACAGCAGAATTTATTTTATTAGATTTCAATGTTTTACCAACTGGAGCAACATTTCCATCGTAAGAATAAAAAAATCGAATATTTATAATAAAATAAGATAATAAAATGGCAGTATTAAACCCAAACGAAATATTTTTCACAGCATTTGAGCCAAAACAAAAGAATAGATTTATTGCTTTTGTAGACGGATTCCCAGCATATATTATGAAGGGAGTTGGAGCTGTAACCGTATCACAAGGAACAGTACCTTTAAATCATATTAACGTTCAACGTTTTGTAAAAGGTAAAACAACTTGGGGAACTATTCAGTTTACATTATTTGATCCTATTACTCCATCTGGCGCACAGTCAGTAATGGAATGGGTTAGATTACATCATGAATCAGTAACTGGTAGAGACGGATATAGTGATTTTTATAAAAAAGATTTAACTATAAACGTATTAGGTCCTGTAGGGGATGTAGTATCAGAATGGATAATCAAAGGAGCGATGATAACAGAAGCTTCATTTGGAGATTACAACTGGGATCAAGAAAATGCTGCTCAAGAAATTACAATGACAGTTCAACCTGATTATTGTGTGTTAAATTTCTAAACAATACAACAAATATTTATCAAAATTGCTTGGCTCACGCCAAGCTTTTTTGTATTTTACATATGTATACATGATAACAAAGTTTTAATTAAATAAAGATTATATGAGTGAATTTAAATTCCCAACGGAAGAAATCGAATTACCATCTAAAGGATTAATTTATCCTAAAGATAACCCCCTATCTAGTGGTAAGGTAGAAGTTAAATATATGACAGCTAAAGAAGAGGATATTTTATCCAACTCCTCATTTATTGAGAATGGCACCGTATTAGATAAACTTTTAGAATCCGTAATTGTATCAAAGATAAACCCAAAAGATTTAATTATAGGAGATAAGAATGCCATCCTAATTGCTACTCGTGTATTGGGTTATGGATCAGATTATACTGTAAAAATTGATGGTAAACTCCATACAATTGATATTTCTGAATTAGAAAATAAAGTATTTGACAAATCTCTAATTGAACCCGGAAAAAATGAGTTTAGTTTTGTATTACCTCATAGTAATACTCCAATTACTTATAAAATCCTAAATGGTCATGATGAGAGTAAAATTGAAAGAGAACTAAAAGGATTAAAAAAGATAAATAAAAATTCTTCTCCGGAAGCATCTACACGACTAAAATATACATTAACATCCGTTAACGGAGAAACTGAAACTAAAGACATCAGAGACTTTGTTGATAATTATTTTCTAGCTAGGGATACTAGAGCGTTTAGAGAACATTTAAGAAATACTCAACCCGATGTTGATCTTAGTGTTGTTCTAGATAGCGGAGAGGAGGTATTAGTCCCTATAGGACTAAGCTTTTTTTGGCCTGACCTCGAAGACCGCTCCTAAAATTAGATTAAGTATATTTAAACAAATACATGAGATAGTATTTCATGGAAAAGGTGGGTACGATTATTATACAGTATATAATATGCCTATCTGGTTACGTAAATATACTTTTAAAGAAATAAATGACCATTACGAAGAAAAGGCCGCAGCCGAAAATAATGAAATGTCTGCGGGTAAAACTTCATTAATGGATTCAGAAGGAAAGGTTAATGCCCCCCAATTTAAACAAGCATCAAAACCATATGAAAGTAAAAGCAGCTATAAATAGTTGCTTTTTTTCATATTTATAACAAAATAGCGTATTATGGGCCTTGGTGATGGTAAAGCAGCAAAAGAATCTAAAGAAGTAACTAAAGAATTAGGATATATCCTGGATGCTGTTAGTACTCTTGGTGATCAATTAGTAAGCTCATTCCAAGATGCTGTTGATGGTGCTAGTGAATTAGGTGATAAGGTTGACATCGTTGGTAAAACAATGCAAAGAGGATTAGTAGCTGGTCTTAAAGCATCAGTAAAAAATTCAGAATCCTTAATACAACTTCAAGCTAAAGTAACTAGGGGTATGGCAACCCAAAAAGATATAGCTAAAGAATCTGAAAAAATAGCAAACAATCAAGCTCTTTTAGATGCTAGAAAAGCAACTCTAGGTCCTCAACTAACAAAAAGACAAAAAACAATATTAGCCCAACAACAGCAACAACTTGATTTACAAAAAGCATCCTTATCTAGAATTAAAGCACAAAATATAGCATTTCAAAAATCTAAAAGTTTAACTACTATACTTAAAGAAAATGCTGGTGATTTTGCAGATAAGATTGATAAAACTGGTACACTATCAAAATTATTATCTGGAAATTTAGCAGATGTTGTTACACCTGTTAGGTTAATGGAAGTAGCAATTTTAGGTACCTTTAAAGCTATGGTAGCTATTGATGAACAATCAGGAAAATTAGCTAAAAACCTTAATATATCCTATAATGAAGCTGCGGCTCTAAATATAGAATTAAACAAGGCTGCTAATGAAACGGGTTATATTTCAATTACTACAAAAGGATTAGGTGATGCCTTAATGGCTGTTAATGGTGAATTAGGAATATTTAATACTACTATAGATGCTAATCTTGTAACCTTTCAAAAACTACATAAAACCGCAGGTTTAACGTATGATGAGTTAGGTGGTGTAAATAAAATAACTATAGCCACAGGTGGTGACTTAGAAAAAAATACTGCCGAAATCATGGCACAAGCCCGGTTAACGGGTCAAAAGTTCAAAGTAGCATTAAATGAAAAAGATGTACTTAAGGATATAAGTAAAATATCTGCAGCAACTACTTTATCCTTAGGTAAAAACCCTGGACAAATAGCAGAAGCCGTTGCAACTACTAAGGCTTTAGGAATGGAAATGTCTAAAGTAGAAGGTATAGCTGATAGTTTACTTAATTTTGAATCTTCTATTGCAAAAGAAATGGAGGCTGAATTACTTACGGGTAAATCACTTAACTTAGAAAAAGCAAGACAATTTGCATTAAATAATGATATAGCTGGGGTAGCAAGGGAAATTGCAAAAGAGGCGGGTTCTGCAGCTGATTTTGGGAAGATGAATAGAATCCAACAAGAGGCATTAGCCGGAGCTGTTGGTATGAGTAGAGAAGAATTAGCAAAATCCTTATTTATACAAGAACAAATAGGTAATCTTACAGGTGAAGAATATGCTATAAGAGAAAAGCAAATAAACCAATTAGAAGCAAAAGGTTTATCACAAGCTGAAATAAAAGATAAATTAGGAAAAGAAAGTATAGAGGATTTAAAGGCACAAAATAGTGTTCAAGAAAAATTAACTAAATC